CGCAATTACTCATAATAGGCGATTTCAGCGATTCTTTTACTGGAACCTGCCTGGTTTGAGTGAGTGCGGTCTTGATTACACCTCACATTTTGACGAACAGTTTGTTGTTATAAATTCTAAGGACGGCGATGATAACCGTCTTTGGAAAACAAAAATTGCTCGTGGTGAGAGTGCATCAACCGGATTTCGTGGAGTTCTCCACAAAGTCAGGTACTCTGATGGGTCCATTGATATTAATTTTTTGGCACCAAGTGTTGGATGTACCGGGAAGCGTTTCTATGCTACCGGTCCGTTCTTTTTCATGGTGCCGTATCAAGGGATATATATGTCATCCGCTAGGGAAGTGGCTTTCGTTCGGGCGCAAGCTTCGTTTATCTCAAGAGCAACCGGTGTTTTAAAACCCCTTCAAATAGGGGCCACACTGATTGAGCTTAGGCAAACGATCGCTATGATCAAACACCCGCTTCACGCCCTTCGCAAGAAGGCTTCGGCTCTAGAGAGGAGGTTAAGATCTCCTCCCAAAAAGCTGAAGACTCTTAAGAGTAAGCGTAAGTGGGTGTCTGCAACCTACCTTGAAGGAACCTTTGGCTGGCAGCCCCTTTTTGGGGATATCAGTAATGGCCTTCAAGCTCTTCAAGAATACCAGTCTGAGCACCCATTCGATATTATTCGAATTCGTGCAAAGGGTGGTGAAGAGTGTCGAGGTTCTGAGTTTGTTTCTGAACGCAGCTTGGCTACTGGAGTAGTTATCTACTCTAAGGCTCAAGTTGTAGACAGAGCATCTTATAGACTCGAAGCAGGTGCTAAGGTTGCTACGGACGGTGCTAATTTAGATTGGCGTAACTTAATCGGGCTTACTCTGCCTGATTATGTGCCAACTCTTTATGAGGTGCTCCCGTACTCCTGGCTAGCAGATTACTTCCTTAATATTGGGAGTATCCTTGATGCATGGTCGCTAGTAAATACTAGCTGGTCCTTCACAAATATTACGTGTAGGATGACCTCTACTTTCGACGTATCCAAACAGTGGTATGATGCTGCTGGCGTTGATAGTTTAGGTCAAGTAGATACCGTGCGGTTTGTGCCCAGTACCTCGGAGTCTTATTACAAGGTGGTCGAACGGAACCTCGAGCAGTTTCGCCTCGTTCCTGAGTTCAGGATGAAGCTTCCTACTTTCGGCTCTGTTAAATCACTTAACATTGTTGCGCTTCTTGCGCAAAAAAGGTAATAAGACATTTTATTTAAATATTTTATTTGGAGAAAACCCATGACGGGACTTACTAGCCCTGTAACAGGCGGAGCTCAGACCGGACTTACAAGTCCGACTTACACTCTGTCCCCCGACACAGCACCTGACACTAATGGTATTCAGTATGCTGTCACCGCTCTTGGTGGCACTCAAACTGATGTCAGAAGTCACGGTGCTGCTGTGCCCTTCACCATAACAATTGAGAAACCTAAGACATTTAAACGTCAAGGGTCGGTCAATCAGGTGACTGGGGTCGCTGCATCAATACCAATGAACTCTTACAAGGTGCGCGTACGCAAAGGTGTTTCTTGCGATACGTCAATTGTAGCGAATGATCGAGTAGCTAACGCTACTCTTTCAATCGATGTTCCATCGGGCTCTGAAGGTGTCAACCCGATAGAACTAAGAGCTATGATCTCTCTAATGGTCGGCGCCCTTAACCAATATTCAAGTGGTTTGGGGTCTACCGTTGTCTCGAACGTCTTTTCGTAAGTTAAGATGTTCAAGATATTTTCCATTAGATCGATCGCACTGGTTGTCTTACTGCTTTATGTTCTCTTTCCTGAGAATGTAAAGGTCATGTGTGACCAACTCGGCCTTATAACATAGACCTGGTTGCAGTAAGACTTTAATTGATGTTTGACGGAGGGAATTATGGACATTAGTGCTGATTTGCTCCTTTCAAATGTGACTCAGGACCTGCTATCACAAACCAGTGATAGTCCGGAACGCACCTGGAGAGGTCATGCCGCTTCCGCATTAGTTTCTTCGCTTCTCAAAAAGTTTGTTGAGAGGCAGGATGCTGATGCGGATAAGCGTGCACTTGACCTGTTTATCGAAGTTAACGATAGACTTCCAGACTGCGCACAAGTTGAATCATTAACCGACGAGTACCTTTTAGGCGAGCTCAAGAAAGAGCTGTATCGCTTTTGGTATATCGATGGGATGACTCCGCTTGTTTCTCACCTCTCCGAAATATTTGAGTTCGGGAGGTGCGGACCGGGAAGTAGTTTAGGTTGTCAATATGGAGATGCTTATAGTAAGCTCTTCAATTCCAAACTAACTGCTTCAAGACCTGATCTCTGTAATAACTACAGAGAGCGTATGTTGGACACACCCTTAAGCTCAGAGGCCGAGAAGTTGCGGCATGAGCACTTTGGTTGTGACACAAACGTT